TCGAAAACATTGCCAAGTACGACACGCTCTTCGTCGATAGCATCACGGCGGTGAGCCGTCTGTCCTACCGTTGGGCTGAGCAGCAGCCAGACGCATTCTCAGAGCGCACCGGGAAGAAAGACACACGTGCCGCCTACGGCCTGCACGCGCGCGAAATGATCGCGTGGCTCAACCAGCTGCAGCACGCGCGCGGCCTGAATGTGATCTTCGTCGCTATTCTGGAGAAGGTCGTCGACGACTTCAACATTGCGGCTTGGCAGCCGCAGATGGAAGGCGGCAAGACCGGCCGTGAGCTTCCCGGCATCGTAGATCAGATCATCACCATGCAGTTCGTCAACTTCGGCGACGGCAAGCCGGTGCGTACCTTTGTGTGCACATCGCCGAACCCTTGGGGCTATCCCGCGAAAGATCGATCCGGCCGGCTTGAACAAATCGAAGAGCCACACCTCGGGAAGCTGATCGACAAGCTTACCCGGTCCGGCTCGCGCAAACCGTTCATCGTTTCACCACCCGAGCAAGAGCTCAAAACAGCAGAGTAGAAAGGAGAAAGTGTAATGCCAGACTTCAACCAGGCCGGTCCGCAACGCGTCTTCGACGTGATTCCAGCCGGCACTATCGCGACACTTCAGCTCAAAATACGCCCCGGCGGCGCCGGGGAGGGCGGCTTGTTGCGCCGCTCTAAAGGCGGCGACAGCGAAGCGCTCGATTGCGAATTCGTGGTGACCGGCGGTCCATACGCCAACCGGAAGTTTTGGACCTTGTTGACCGTCAGCGGGACCAGTGAAGGTCACACGAAAGCCGCCGAAATCACCCGCTCGAGATTGCGTGCGATCTTGGAAAGCGCGCGCGGTGTCCGTCCCGACGACACCAGCGAGCTGGCAAAGCAGGCCCGTCAGATCGCGAGCTACGGCGATCTCAATGGGTTGCGCTTCATCGGGCGTATCGGGGTTGAACCCGCGCGCGACAATTATCCTGCGAAGAATGTCTTGCTGGAAGCTCTTACGCCCGATCGGCGTGACTGGCATCCCGTCGAACAAGTCTCGCAGCCTAATGCCACCCCGATCGCGACCTACAACACCGTAGGGGTGGAATCGGCCAAGGTTGAGAAGCCGGCATGGGCGAAATAACCAAACGCGAAGACGAGTGGCAAGACAGGGCCACGGCAGCAGCGATCAAAGCAGCGCGGGATATTGTGCTGGGCGATGCTGCCGTAGTCCCGATGATGACGCCGGTCGGAAGGTTGTCTGATGTTCAGTGGGGCTGGATCGTTGCGGCTGTGCTGTTCGCTTGGATCAAAGTACGGGCTGAGCAAGCGGCTTCGGAAGGCCGGAACGTAGAGCTGACAATCCGGGACGGTGTCAGTGGCGCTTGGGACGCCGGCGCCGTCGCGAGCGCCTTGCCGGCGCTCGCCGACATGCCCGGCATCGATTGGTCTAAACCGATGGCCGACTGGTCGCGCGACCAGATGATTGCCTTTCTCTCGAACGCACTCGGATTGGTGCAGCAGGCCTTAGCTGCCCGTGATCTCGGTGGCATCAGCCGCAAGGCCAACGAGCCGCTGCTCGCGGTGTGAGCCGTGTCATGCTCGACTTCAACCGCTCCAACATCTCGGGAACGCCGCTCAGCGTCGCCATCAACGCCCTGATCGAGGCCGCCGAACCGCTTGAAGCGAACAGCCGGAAATATCTTGGCGCCTCGACAATCGGCTCTGAATGCTTGCGACGGGTTCAGTACGACTGGGTATGCGATCCACAGCACCTGACGCGGATCCGCGATATTTTTGCGCGCGGGCATGACTTCGAGGAAGTCAGTCGGCAACATCTGATCCGCGCTGGCTTTCATTTCGCGCCAACTGAGCGGCTCAGCTTTGCTGCCGCCGATGGACTGTTTCGCGGCCATGCCGACGGTATTCTTGCCGCCGGCCCCGAGCTGGCCGGAATGGGCTACCCGGCTATCTGGGAGCACAAAGCCCTAGGCGCAAAGGGCTGGCACGCTATCGAGCGCGATGGGCTAGAGCGCGCTTACCCCCAATACGCCGCGCAGATTTGGCTCTACCAAGGCTATTTGGACTTGACCAGGCCGGCGCTGTTCACCGCCACGAACGCGGACACGTGCGAACGGCTGCATCTGCTGCTGCCATTTAACGCCGAGCAGGCGCAAGCTTGGTCCGACCACGCCGTTGCCGTCATCCGAGCGACCTGCGCCGGCGAATTGTTACCGCGCTGCTGCGATGATCCAACCGACTGGCGCTGCAAAATGTGCGGTCACGGTGCTGGTCATGAGTGCTTTGGGGCCGTTAGACAGTAAGCGCCGCAAATTCGCTCGCTGTCGGCCAAACCAGCGGCAAAGCGGTCACGCTCGAGACGCCTAGGCTGGCCATGACTGAAAAGCCGCCAACCTTCAATGCGGATCTCGCGCGTTTACCCCCGGCGTTGCAGCCGCTCACCAGCGAGCCGCGTTGGCTGGTCTGGTCATGGGAGTGGCGCATGGCCAAGAACGGCAAGGGCAAGTGGACAAAGCCCCCAAGGCAGGCGCGCGATCCAAAATACAATGCCCGCTCCAACGATCCCGGCACATGGGGGAGCTACGACGACGCCGTCACAGCCGTGCAGCGCGGAAATGCCGATGGAATTGGCTACGCACTACTCCGCTCAAGCATCGGTGCCGTCGACCTCGACCACGTTCTCGATAGCGAAGGTCAGCCGGTGCGCTGGGCGTCCCAAATCTGCACCGAGGCAAATGGCGCTTATCAAGAAATTACGGTAAGCGGCGCCGGCCTCCGTATTATCGGCACAACCAATGGCCCGGAAACGCATCGCAAGTTCACATTTGATCGCGGGACAGGCGCCGGCATCGAGGTGTACCGGAACACTGCGCGTTACATCACCATTTCCGGACTCGAAAAGACCCCTTGCGCCGAACTGCCACCTCTCGACGACCTGATCGACACGTTGGTGTCGCGCCATGCCTTTGGCCACGAGGTAGGAACCACTCTGGACTTCAATTCCGCTCGGCCACAGCAGGGTTTCGACTACGATGATCTGATCCGGAACGGCGCTCCGGAAGGTGAGAGATCTGAGCTGTTCCAATCCGTCATCTGGCACCTTGCCAATCGGGGTTGGTCGCCCGAGCAGATCACGGATGAGTTAAGTTCCCATCCCAACGGCATCGGCGCCAAATATGCTCACCGGCTGTTTGCTGAGGTGACGCGCTCATACGAAAAATGGAAAAGCCAAAAGCGTGCTCACGTCACCGGCAATTCCTTCGCTGCGGCGGTCGCTTGGCCGCAGATCATCGTAACGGCTGGTGAGCTACCCCGCGTCGTCAATGAAGCCGAAGAAGCCCTGCTTGGGCTGGGTCGAGAAGTTTATCAGCGCGGTGGGCTCCTGGTGCGACCGTTGCTGCTGCCGACAATTCCGCCGAACGACGATTGGCATCTGACACCCATAACGAGGCCATGGCTGGGAGGCGTTGACCTGCGCCGCGCGTTTCCTCAAATGGGACGCTCGTGCCAAGACGTATGTACCAATCGATGCGCCAGATGACGTCGCCGACGCGCTGTTATCGCGAGGCGGCAATTGGAAGTTGCCGATTTTATCAGGCGTCACAAAGACACCATTTCTGCGCCGGGACAGCTCGATCTGTGAGACGCCCGGCTACGACGCTGCAAGCGGAATACTGTACAAGCCGGGCAACCAGCATTTCCCGGCGATCCCGCTGCAGCCAAGCAAGGACGACGCGCTAGCGGCCCTCGCACTGCTCGACCATTTGCTTGACGACTTCCCGTTCGTCGGACCGGCTGACCGTTCCGTGGCGCTGAGCGCGCTCCTGACGATCCTTGATCGCGGCTCAATGACTGCAGCCCCGCTGCACGCTTTTACATCGCCTACGGCGGGCACTGGTAAGAGTTTGTTGGTCGACGTTGCCGCCACGCTCGCCATCAACCAGCCGATGCCAGTGATCAGCCAAGGGCGGACGGAGGAGGAGCTGGAAAAGCGGCTGGGTGCTGCGCTTTTAGCTGGTGACATTGCCATCGCGCTGGACAATTGCGAGCACCCCCTACAGAGCACCTTCTTATGTCAGGCCGTGACGCAGCAGAAGTTGAACATTCGCGTGCTGGGCACCAGCAAGAACGTGGAGACGCTCGTCAATGCTGCGATGTATGCCACCGGCAACAATTTGACGATCGTCGGGGATCTCACCCGCCGAACAATAATTTGTTCGCTCGACGCGCACTGTGAGAGGCCAGAATTGCGGACGTTCGACGCGAATGTCCTTGATGTGGTGCGGGTCCAACGAGGCCGATTAGTGGCTGCGGCGCTTACCGTCCTGCGGGCATGGCACATCGCGGGCGAGCACCTTGATCTCCCGCCCTTTGGAAGCTTTGAATGCTGGTCAAGGCGTGTTCGTGCGCCTTT